GTACGTATTTTACCTTCTTTATCCCAGATTCTAAGAGTTTTAGGGGTAATTTGAAGGAGTTCTTTTGCTTTTTTAGTGTTAACATATTCATCTTCCATAAAGGATAAAGAATAGTCTTTAATAGATGTTTAATTATTTAAATTTGAATTAGAAATAATGAATTGTTTATTGATGTACAATAAACAATTCAACAGTTGTAGCCCTCTTTCAACATTATATTTCTTCCCATCTATTTCCACAAAGTCTGGATTCCAAAGACTAATGGAACAATACGACTCTTTATCAAAATGCGCAACTACCATTTTATTGCCACATCTCATTTATATTAATTCTAATTTTTCGCAGAAAATTAAAATCCATTCTTTCTCAATTCAGTCTCCAAATACACCCTCAAATCGCGTTCCTTCACGTTGTACGGAATCTCAACCAATTTTATTCCATACTGACGACATTTCAATGCCTTCATTTGATCTCGTTTCTGTTGATCAATGAAATGTTGTTCGGTCAAATGAAATTTGGGACTGAATTTATAATGCTGAACACCTTGTATTTCTATCGCCAACATTAAGTCTTTGTTAAACAAATCAATTTCCAAATTACGTCCAGTCGCTTCATTCTTCAAGAAATTCGGACGAATCTTGTAGAATGGGCGCTGAAAAATCTCTTCCACATGATACTTCACCGCCAACTCTAATTTGCTATCTCGAAGTGTATGCTGTCGATAATTAAAGAACGAATCTTTCGGCATTACTTCAACCCGCATTTTATCTCGAAGACTATACGTCCCCCTTTTATCCGTCCACCAATTGTAAATGAACAATACAAGTATCAAACAGACAGAAAGGAATGCCAGCACTCCAAACCCATTGTCTTCCCAATACCTTTTCATTTGATCCCAATAGATTTCAATTTGTTCCATTTATTTAAAATTGATATTTTTAAACTTTTTTTATTGAAAATTGAAATGAGTTTACAAAATGTGCCAAAAGATGTCTTTCATATCCTCTGTTCGTTTATGCTACCACGAGATCTGGTAAGACTACGCATTTTGTCGCGCGAATACTCGAACATCACAAACGAATACTTGATTCGCACCAAAAACAAAACAAAGTTATTTGAATTAGTCTGTCCATTATGCGGCAACGATTGGATCCATAACAGTCCAATACACGACTATCTGGACATTGACGATGAAATGCACTACTTTGAAGTAAACGAACGAAATTCTTACATCTCTACCCTCTTTTACGGCGAAACAAAAAGAGATCATCTTTTATGTGAAGAATGCGAAGATACAATGCAAGAGAATCCTTACCTATCGCATTACAAATTGCCTTGCAATTACGAAGTTTATATTGACTATTGCAATAATTATCCATGGGCGGTACTCATCAAAAATAGCAGCAAAATCATATGGAATCAATACAATTGTATCATTGATCCAAATTTGGAAATGGAATCTGATCTAGAATAATTTTATTTAACAAGATTAAATAAAGATGAATGTATATTGCGGAACTAATCAATTAAACTCGCAACTTATCGGACAAGGCGGAAACAAAACAATTGGAACACGCAACGAATGTCTACGAAAAGGAATCGGCGTCGGTCTCCACATGCCTCTAGATTTAAGTTACAACGGCCCGTATCAACCAATAGACCAACGCCGCTTTTATTGCGGAGACGGAAACTTACCAGTCGGTTACGATTCCAACGGTACTCTGCAACAATGTTTTACAACCGGTGTCGGTGTAGGAAGACGCACAGTTGCTCAACGCGCCCCTATCGGTCTACCCCCTGGTTTACCTCCTATAGGTCTACCCCCTGGTTTACCCCCTCTGGGAGTACCTTTGGACGTCGTCCCAATAGGACCGCCCTCGTTTTCACCGCTAGTATATATTACGACCTACTTTATCCTAAACACGATTTTTGTGGTAGCCATGGTATATTCAAAACCGAATTTCCTGTTAAACGAAGAAAAAGAAATAAACTGGAATATCTTGGGACCTTACATCGCACTATTCGCCATCTTATCTGGTATCGTAATGCATCGACTCTCGATCCACTAAACAATTCTGTCTACAATCGCCATTATTGCCACAATCCATTACACATTGATTGTAAGCCTTATTTTTATCAAGAGTCTGGAAATACCGCTCGACGAAAAAACGAGCCTGAAGGTGCGGCGGAGGAATGGCAAGTTTTATGGCCTTTGGATTTCTACCCGCATTTTGCAAAATTTGAACGAGATACGTTTGAATCATATTAAACAATCCGACCTGATGAAAATCACAAAATGTACCATAATAACGTCTTATCGAATTAAGTACACAATCACGAACATCATTTACATTTTGTGCTCCATGTAATTGCGTGCAAATGGGTACCGGATTAACATAAAATTGATCCATTTATATATTATAAAAAATTCTTATTTTTCAATATTGACGATACACCCAACACAAGCAAGCCAATCGCACTCGAAAAAAGTAGTGCATAAATAATTGCCAACCGCTTTGAAAAAATCCGTGTATCAGTCTCCTTAACAAAATCAGGCACGACATTATAATAATAAACCATTAAAACGACAAACGAGATTAATGTAGAAACAATAGAATAAATAGACGGATTCATTTATATAGTACGAAAATTTCTTTTCAATAACATTTTAAATACGAAATCTTTATTAAAAATGTCAGAAAATCCATCTTATTTATTTTATTGCAAAACATCCGAAGGATACATTATCAAAATCCTATCCGAATTGCTCCAAAATAATATCAAAAATGGCTGTTTTATCGTAAACGAAAAAGGACTCTTTTTTAGAATGACAGATAGCAATCGTCGCATTCTCATCGACCTAGAATTATCCGCTGATAAATTCAGCAGTTTTAAATTCAATTCAAGCACCAATCTTTCAGTCGGACTAAACATCTCACATTTCTACAAAATGCTCAAAAATATCAAAAAGAAAGATAATCTCGTCCTCTTCATCGAAGAAGATAAAGAAGAATTAGGAATCCGTGTCATACCCAAAGAGAAAAACCGTGTGACCACAAGTTTTGTTAAAATCCAAAATCTGCAAAGTCTCGACATCGATCTCCCCTCTCAATACGAAAAACCCGTAAATATTCCAAGCAACGAATACATTAAAATGATCAAAGATCTCAACAATATGGGCGGGAACCATATCACCATCTCATCCTGCATCGGATACCTCAAATTTAACTGTGATACAAACGGAATTTACAGCCGCGAAATCGTCTTTGGTGAAAGTGACGAAAAAATCGATATCACCTGTACCCAAGATTTCGACACCGAACAATTGTACAGAATCTCGAAAATCTCTGGATTAAGTAGTATGATCCAAATCTACCAAAAAAACGGTCTTCCTCTTCTATTCACCAGTAATATCGGTAATTTGGGAAAAATATCAATTTACACAAAAGACAAGAAACAAATTCAAGAAGAAGATCTCGGTATTGAATCAGAATAATTTTTTTTCTTACTATAAATGAATTACCTTGAAGCATTCGATTTAGATACGAACAATAAAATTCTATTACCAGGAACTTTACCCGAATATAAAGACAAAATTATGTTTGTTATGGTAAAAGCAAACTGGTGTGGACATTGTGTCAGCACATCTCCGCAATTTGAAGAAGCAGCAGCCACAAAACCCGCTAACGTTGAATTCTGTTACGCGAACATCACAGGCGACAAAGACGAACAAGCCATGAAAGATAAACTGAAAGATTTTTTCAAAGACTTTAAAGGATTTCCACACCTCACTTGTTTTCGAAACGGTATCGAAATCAAACAATATAACGGACAACGAAACAAAAACGCATTCCTCGAATTTCTTGAAAAAGTTTAATGGAATTTAAATATAAACTTTTATATTTAAAATGGTGACTTTAACTCTCGTCATGATTGTAAAAAACGAATCGAAAATCATTCAACGTTGTCTCTCTTCCATCTTGCCAATTATTGATTCGGTCGTTATCTCAGACACCGGCTCTACCGACAACACAATTGAATTGATTGAATCTTTTTTAAGCGAACATAATCTCAAAGGAAAAGTCTACAACGACGAATGGAAAAATTTCGGCCACAATCGTACCAAAAGCATCACGAATGCTCAAGAATGGCTAACTGAAACCGGCGCAGACTTACCATCTTCTTATCTCATCACCATCGATGCCGATATGGTTTTTTGCATCGAACCTTCTTTCAAAAAAGAACTGCTGGTTTTAAAAGACTCATGGAACATCCAACAAAAAAATAGCTGTCTCACTTACTACAACAAACGCATTTTCAAATCCTCTTTGCGCTACAAATGCATCGGCGTAACCCACGAACACTGGGGCTGCGACGACCAAGAAAAAGACGGAAAACTGGATTTGCTTTACATCGACGATATCGGCGACGGTGGCGCAAAAGCCGATAAATTCGACCGCGATATCCGTCTATTGAGTCAAGGCATCATCGACGAACCAAATAATGAACGCTATTATTTCTATCTCGCACAAAGTTACTCCGATTCAGGTAATAAAGAAGAGGCTATTAAACTCTATAAAAAACGTATTGAAATGGGCGGTTGGTACGAAGAAGTGTTCATGGCTCATTTACGAATCGGGGATATTTACAGTTCATTGCAACAAATTGAGAATGCAGTACATTACTGGAGTTTGGGGTACGAAAAATTGCCTTCACGGTCCGAAACATTATTTCGCATCATTCACTCTTTCCGTAACATTGGCAAGAATAACATTGCATTGATGTACCTGAAAACCGCATTGCTAATTGAATACCCCAAAGACCATGTCCTATTCATTGAACATCAAGTCTACCAACACAAATTACTCGAAGAATTAAGCATCTGTGGATTTTATACCAAAGAAAGACCTTACGGAATGATTGCATGTGAACATTTGATCATGAATAAAGATGCACCACAAGGAACCAAAAATCAATCTTACTCAAATCTGGCTTTTTATCTCCAAAAATTGGACGGCAAACATACCACACTTGACATAAAAATCGACGAACCTTACTTGAATTCAAGCGCATCTCTTATCAAAACGAAGAAAGGGTACACTGGAAATATCCGCGCCGTCAATTACAGCATCAGTAAAAAATTCGAATACAATGTTCGCGATACGAAAGGACATGTCAAAACCAAAAATTACTGGGTACATCTAGACGACAATTTTAAATTGACCAAACAATACGAACTTTTAACTGGCCCGAAATGTAAACCCAGACGTGAAAGTCACATCAATGGACTCGAAGACATGCGCGTATGCAAAGTTGATAATGAATGGAACGCTTTGGTTGTGACGTTTGAGTACGGAGAACATAATCATCCATCGATTTGTCTATGCAAATTTGACGTAAAAGATGATAAGTATTTTATTTCAGAGATTTACCCCACCAATTATAAAAACGACGAATGTCAAAAAAATTGGGCGCCATTTAGTCATCATGGCAAACTCTGTGCGATTTATTCCCATCATCCGTTGACCATTCTTGAAATTGGTGATACAGGTAATACGACCGTAAAAATCCAAAAAGAATCGAAATACGATTTATCGAAAATACGTGGGTCGGCTTCGCCTTTGAAAATGCCGAATGGATGGTTAGTTCTTGTACACGAAGTATTGTTTATGGATACACGCAAATATTTTCATAGATTTTTGTATTACGACAACGAATGGAATTTACAGGAAATTAGTCAAAGTTTTTATTTCCAAGATTTTTTTATCGAATTCAGTCTATCAATGACAATTACAGAAAATGACATTACCATTTTTTACTCCAAAGAAGATAATTCGACAGAGATGTTGACATTATCTATCAATTCGATACAATGGATGCCAAAAGATATAAATAAGTGGATTAAAGATACTTTTTGAAATATTATATAAAAATTATATAATAAAAATGTACAGGATGCAAGACTTTAATGCAATTAATGCCTTCATACATCTAAATAGAGACATGGGTAGTGGAAATTTATCAAGTCAGAGTAATACCGCACACGTTTCACAAGGCTATGTCGTACAAAACGGGTCACAAGGACCGCAAGGGTATACCGGTCAAAACGGACCGCAAGGTTATACCGGTCAAAACGGGTCGCAAGGACCGCAAGGGTATACCGGTCAAAACGGGCTACAAGGACCGCAAGGGTATACCGGACAAAACG